AATAATTTAATTATGAAAACAGCAAACACTATCACCTATTTTCGTAAGCCTACGGCATGGGAAATTAAGTTCGGACATGGCGCAACGCATTATAAAGATTTTGACCGTAGCCAATGTACCAAATCTAACGGAAACCGTAAGCAATGGTTAATTTGCCCTGTTGATGGCCTGCGTTATTACTACTAAGGAGAAAATTTAAATGATTAACTATTCACAATCACCAAAAAGCATAGTTTTATATGAATTTTCAGAGCAAAGTATCTGGGGCGAGCATGGTGAAGGGCTCATGTTCTGTACTTATGGCAGTTTAGACGCACCTGAAACCATGCCAGACGGTTATTGCAGCAATTATTTAGCTCCATCCTGCTTTTATAGGGAGTATTGCTAATCATGACACTTAACGAAATTAAATCAGCAGTAGAGGCCGGACAATCTGTCCATTGGGCAAACGATGGCTACTCAGTCATAAAAGACAAGCTAGGCCAATTTTTAATCATATTCAAGACGAATGAGAGCTGCATAGGCTTGACCTGGCGAGATGGCATCACATTAAACGGAAAAGAAGCAGATTTTTATATTAAAGGGGAATAAACAATGACTAAAAAACTCACCAAAACTCAACAACTTGAAGATTCTGTTTCTATTTTGGAATCAGCTTTTTATATGGATTATGACGATAAAAATGAGCTAATGGGGATTCTTTACATGATTATCCAGGAGGCCGAAAAGCCAGAGCCTAATTTGTGGATGTTGCGTAGAGCCTTGAAAGGCTTGCGAACCTCTCTTATTAATAATCAAAATACTACGATGGACTGCGCTGGGCTGGAATATTAATGGCTACAGTTTTCGGCAATCTACAGGTTAAGGCGGTTTTTAGCCTGTATGGGGTGCAATATATCAAACTGACCAAGAGAACGGCTCAACGCTTAGATTCGGACTCTTGGTATTACTTTGGACTAGATGAGAGGGTTGAGCGATGTTTGACTTAAAGGGCTGGCGAGAACGCTTAGGTTTAACGCAGGAAAAGGCTGGCGAACTATTGGGGGTTCATAGGGTGACTATAGCAAGGTGGGAGTCTGGAGTCTGTAAGATGCCCCACCTTATCGGTATGGCTTGCCTTAACTATGAGCTACTTTTAACTCAGGGATAGCACTACACATAAACTCAGGGAGAGGCTCTATGTGCGTACTCAGGGAGCCTCTACATATAAACTCAGGGATTACTCAGGGATTTATGCAATGTCAGGGTCATGGATTTTGTTCATGGCATCCAGTAACGCTGCTTTACGCTTCATGCGTTCATTGTTCTTTTTGTTCAAGATGTCATCCTTGCCACCTACTGCTAATTCTTGTGGCTTTGGCTTGTTTCTTGTTTTTTCATTTTTTTCAAGCGTAGACTCTTTATGTGGGCGCAACATAGCATCTTCTTTTTTGTAGGCTCGGCTCATGTGTTTCATTCTGAGTCTCGCTTACCTAAGAAACGACCATAAGCCTCTTCTAGCTTGGCCTTGCGTTTGCCTTTAGCGTTGTCTCGTTCTACATTGAGAGCAATAGCAACTGCCTGTTTTTTAGGCTTTCCAGCTTTCATTTCAGCTTTGATGTTTTTACCGACTGATTGTGCGCTTCCGCTTTTATCTAAAGGCATGATTCTCTCCAAGTTTCTGATAGTATAAAGCGAATTCTAAAGGAAATCATGGACTTTAACGAGATTTTTAAAGAGCTTTTCAGTCTAACTAAAGACGGCTCAATCCCCAATACATCGCCATTAGCTGAGAAATTACGCAATCTTCCAGCGTTTGCACTCAATACCAAATTGTTTGGACATGAATTAGCAGAAAAGTATTACGGATATAAACGACTGCCAGAGAAATTCGATGAGTTTAGTCAGGGATGGAAGGCCAGCGTTTACGATGATTTCTTGCAAAAATGGTTTATTGATACTTGTGAAGAATTAAAAATTGCCCCTGTTTTGCATCGCAAGGTATGGGAAGAGGCTTATGTTGTTAATACGCTCAGGGATAAGCTAAAGCCTGGCATGAGAGGAATTGTTTTTGGAGTGGGTGAAGAGCGCTTACCATCGCTATTTGCATCGTATGGCTGTGAAATTCTAGCTACTGACCTTAACCCTAGTGAGGAAGCGTCTCAGGGATGGGCTGCTACTGCTCAATTAGGGTCTTTAGATAAGATTTACCATGCTGACCTAATAGACAGAAGCTCATTTGATGAGCTAGTGACATTTGAATACGCTGATATGAATAATATTTCGCATCACTTAAGTGATAAGTTTGACTTTTGCTGGACATTATGTGCGTTTGAACACTTAGGGTCTATAGAAAAAGGCCTGCAATTCATTGAAAATACAGGAAAATTATTAAAACCAGGCGGTATTTCTGTTCATACTACTGAGTTTAATTACAGTAGAACCGACACTATTGATAATTGGGGTACTGTGCTATTCCGTAAGAGCGACTTTGAGAACCTTTACAGTCGGCTATCTGCGTATAAATTACCACCAGCTAACTATGATGTAGGGGTAAACCCTATAGATTCGTTTATTGATATGCCTCCCTACGCATGGCATGAAGGCCACAATGAAAAGCTAAATCATTGCCATTTAAAACTAATGGTAGACGGCTTCCCATCTACCTGTTTTGGGGTGTCATTTCAAAAAGCGTAGTTTGTAAGTAGTGGAATCTACCAAATCAGCAATAGCATCTACTAAATTGCATAGTTGCTCATCCTGTGGCAAGTCATTACGAGCCTCTTTGATGAACTTTTGCAGGCTTTGTAGGTACTTAACTGGGTCTTTAGGTTGGTGATAGACATTTGGGAATGTCGTAATCTGCTCGTAGCAGCCCATATAGGCTTCAACATAATCGTCTACTAAGTCTACGATTCCGTCATAGTAATTGCCTAAAGCCTTGTGTTTAGCGTAAGAATCGGTAGACCAATGGAAGAAATGCGTATTGGTTGCGCTGTGCAGCAAGGTAGCAGCAAATAAAGCAACATTATCGTTCATGGAATCCCCTAAAAAGATGCCCCAATTAAGGGGCAAAAAGCCTCACGCACCTACATTATCTTCTAAAACCGAAATGTAGACAAGGCATCCCCCACCTTTTTTAATTTCACCTCTATGTACGATTAAGACATCAATCTGTTCATCGTTATCAAATACGCCAGCATCAGCCAGCGCATCCCACAATGCTTTAATTCGATTGTCTATGTCTTGCTTGCGCCTGTCTTTAGGGTACAAAGTGACCTGGAATTCAAGCCTAGCAGTCCCAAGTTTGGGGACATTGTATTCAGCTACATAATCAGATACTTGCTCTTTAAACAGTTTTCCAGCTTTACTGACAAATCTGCGATGACCATGCGTACCCCAATAATGGTTTATAGAGGGTGGGAGTGGGAGGCTAAGTACCAGCATTTAATAAGTTCTCGGTCTGTACCAGCAGCTCTTCTTCGGTAATAAGATACTCCCTTTCAAAGCGCTTTCTACCCATTCCATGAATACTGGTATTTGAGCCTCGATGGTGATAGGGGCATAGGCCGATAACAGGGGCAGCACTTCTTTTACCAGCTCGTCTAATGTGATGCAGTTCGCAGGGTGTTCCCTCATTGCCTTGATGCCTACATAATGAGCATCCCAGTTCAGCGATTTTTCTAAATTTTTCTTTTTCATCTTTGGTCATAGTTTGACATACTTAAATAAGGACTTGGGTACATCATAATAAGCCTCATGGAAGTTATCTTTTTTTACTTCTACAGTTTTAAAGGCGAATACCTCAATGCCTTTAATCCAGTAGGCATGGCTTAAATCTTCAGTCAATGCAAAAAATAAAGCGTTTGGCAGTTCCAGCATCTCTAATTTACGCTTTGGGACATGGATTGTATCGAATGGGCAAGGATTCCAGGTGCGGACTTCAACTTCAATATATCCGACCTGTACCCCATCCCTGTACGCTACCAAGTCTATGCCGTACTTATCTGGATTACCAACGCAGTCAATCCCCCATGACTTTTTAGCCCACTTGGTTATTGCTTCTCTAGCAGGTGGGTCATACTTGTCATGGAGAACCTGGTCGAACTTCTTAATCTGCATCGGCTACATCTTGGAGTTTTAATGCCATTTCTACCATTTCTTCAGCAGTTTTATAGGCCAAAGCCCATTGGTGTTTGAGCATAGCGGCTTCGTATTCATTGCTTAATCTGCGTAAAACAATGAGTGGTAGTGCGTAATCAGTCATTTAAGTAATCCTTGTAATTTATTTTCTTTTCTGCAAAAACTCGTTTTAGGTTCTCAATAGCGGATTTTTCAATTTTTGAAATGGTCTGTTGTTTAAGAAATAGCTTTTCAGCTACTTGTGACTGACTCATCTCGTAATTGTCTTGCAGGCTAGTTTCAATCATTGAAGTACCCTTGGGCTTGGTGGGGATGGTGGGGACATAGGTACTGTATAGCCAGTAGATACACCTACGGCTGCACCTGACGGCATCACTACTTGGTTGGGATAGATGGTAGCCGTACCAGCTATGTAACCTTGTGGGGTCACATACTGGGCTTGATTACCTTGAACTTGTACAAGTCCTGTTACATAACCTTGTGGGTTAGAAACAACATATTGTTGCGCTTCTGCTTGTTGTGTCCATCCACCAACCAAAAAACCTACTGCAAATATCAACACTTCTCTCATCACTTACTCCTTAAAATTATTTACAAATAGTTATCCATTGGCAACCGCCACCACCACAAACATACTGTTGCCAGCAGTTAGCGTATTGAGCTACGGCAATAGTGAATACTCCAGCTAATGCTACTGCTAATAGTGCTTTTTTCATGGTTTTCTCCTTAAAAGGGTACATCATCCTTAAATTCTTTTGATACTTGTTGCGTAGGGATTGCTTTATCTTCAGGTGGGTTCAAGTAAGCCAATAAACCACCATCTTTTAGGGCAAACAACGGCAATGTTTCTAGTTTCAACATGAGGCCATGCTTGGTTTCCATTACTACACCAATAGACTGATAGCGTTTCTTAGTAGTTCCGTCTTTGTCTTGGTACTCTGATACTGCTGCTTTTACAAAATGGGTGATAGCCATTATTTATTCTCCATAAGTTTTACTTCTACTGCTACTTCGTCTAAAAAAATCTTAATTTCTGCTTCCATGTACAAGATAAATTCTGGGTCTCTAGGTACATTTACTATCAAAAGCTGACTGCGTTCAGGCATCCTTGGGTCAAACGATACAAAGTCGCACCATTTAGCGCCAGTTACAGCCATCTGCGCTTGCATCTGAATAAAGTATTTCTTGGGCGGTTCTTTACTTTTAAAGTATTCCCAATGCGTAGCGCTGTTAGGGCATTTAATCTCTAACAATCCGTCTTTACCTACCAAACCATCAGGTGAGCATCCAAAGCCTTCAATAGTAGGATGGTCAATAAATGGTACTTGGTCTACAAAGTTATGGGTATTGACTTCGTAGGCTACTCTAGCCTGGGGTTCGGTTGCTGTACCCCATTCCATAGCTGCGTTGGTATATGATGGTTCGATGGCCTTGGTAGTTCGCTGTAGGGCAAGCTCAATCAGATAGTTTTGTCGACTAGCTGAAGGCCCTGTCTTTGTCTTTGCAAGTATGTCAGCCACCCTAGAAGCGGTTACTTTGCCTCTACGGAGTTCATGCCATTCTGGTGTGCCTTGTTCAATCATTTACGAGCCTCTTTTTCTTTTGTCAAGATTGCGTCAAACATGGCTTTAGTTTCCCAATTCTGCTTTTTTGGCATCTTTGGCATCGGAAATCTTAGCGACTGCTGATTTGTCTTTAGACAAGGATTTGTAGGCTGCACCATAAATGTCTTTCAATTCGTCAATAGTTTTGCATCCGCTAATGGCTAATGTCCATTTGTCGGCTTCTTCTGTTAAATCAGGTGTTGGCTCGTCAGGTACATCTTCACCAGCATAAATGTACAAACCAAGGCCATGTAAAGCGATTGCTTTGGCAAGACAGCGTTGCATAGCTGTGTTTACATCCATAGCGTTAGGGTTGGATATAGCTTTGTTTTGATGGTTTAAGACAGGTAGCTGAGATGTCATGGTCTTACCAAAAGCTGTAACTGAGCAAAATACCATCAAGGTATCGCCAAATTGCATAGGGGCTTGGTAATCCCAGGTAGCTAATGGGTCTAGTTGGAGTAGTTGGTCTACTGCCCATGCCCATGACAAGTAGGTAAATTTACCTTTTTTGTCTGTATGTTCGTTAACATTGATTTTGCGTATTTCGTTATATGTAGTCATCACTTATTCCTTAAAGGTTGTTAATTACTTCTCGTTCAGTACGCTCTTCCCAATAGGTATACAGGGCTGAGGATAATACCATGCCAGCTTCGGCAGTATCGCCATTTGCTAGTAAGGTTGCTAATGTTGCTAAATGTTTGTTAAGAGCTTCGTCTGCAATAGCATCTAGGATGTTATCTTCAGAATATGGGTAGTTTGAGTTTTTAAGCTCATAGTCAATGCGCTCTTGAATTTCCTCGCTGTCAGCTTGGTCATCGTATGGTGCTTCGTAGTATCTATCGTTGTTCATCACTTTCTCCGTTACTTGTTAAAGTAAAATCAGTATACACTAAATTACACATTACAACAACTTCTTTACTAGGACTTTCCCTAATATTAAAAAAATATAAGATTTGCACTAGAATTATGTTATCGTACTACAAAAGAAAGGAAGTATATGAACCCAATGGATTTATTACGAATCGAGTTTAGAACTCTGGAGGCTTTGGCTGAGAAGCTAGGGATTCCAGCTAATACAGTTTACCAATGGAATAAGACCAACATTCCTACTAAGTGGATTAAAGATATTGAACAACTTTCCGAATTGCGTTTAACAAGAGAACAGTTAAGGCCTGACCTTTTTAAGAAAGATTGATATGAGTTTATTTTTTAGAAAAGAAAATCGAGTTGAAGTTTTTGGTTTAGATGGTGAAGTAGTTATTACAGAAACCGATGAATTTGATTTCTTACCCAGTTACGCCAAGTAGCAAACCAATCTAGCTTTACACCTTTAGCACCAGCAACCCCAACCCAATAATCTTTAAAACTATCAAAAACAGCTTTTACATTAAGGTCAGGTCTTTCCTTTACGCAAAACTCAATCCAATCATCTGGAATGTCTACCTCTAAAAACCTAGTGCCTTTGGTAGTTTTAACTACCTTAATATCTTCTCTTCTCTTCTCTTCTCTATCTAACGATTGGGCTAACGCTTCATCGTTACTTGTAGCGTTACATTCAGCGTTACTTAATTCCTTTTTTCGGTGTTTAGACACTCTTTTAGCAGTTAAAGCCCTATCTTTGGCAGTTTGACTGTTATGGCGGTCATAGTTAGGAAGAAACAAACCAGCATCATTTTTACCCATCCATCCAACTTTAATCATTGATTTGCAAAATCCAGCGTTACCACAGTAGCGGTCAAGTAACGATTCTGTAACGCTTGGTGTAACGCCATCTACAGTATTTAAATCAAACCATGACCATATACGGCATAGTTTCCCCACAACTGCATCTGCATCAATGCCCAAATCTTCAGCAATAGTAAAAACTTCTAGCTTGTCAAAAATATGAGTTTCTAGCTTTATCCATGCCATGTTTATTCTCCAAATATTTCAGGAGCAAGCATTTCCCTAGTGACCCTACCTTCAGTTAATTCAACAATCCTTTTAATGTATTTAATTGGAATACGATTGCGATGAACCCAGTTGGCAATAGCTTGAGGGCTGATTTCTAGCTGTTGAGCTAGATTGCTCATGTCCCCAAATTCGTACCTTAATTCGTCAAATTTGCTCATAAAAACCTTTCTTATTGGTAGAAGCCAATGTATCATACAATTTCAAAAAAGAAAAGAAATAACATTAGGGAATGTACCTATGAAAAAAAGTGGGAAAAAGTGTTGCTTATGTGAAATATTGTGTATACTAGAGCCTAGTTCAACAAGTGATGAAGGGAAAGAAAAATGGGAATGAATCGACACGATGCCTACTACGAGCCAGAAGATGACTACATGGATTCTGATGAGCTTCAATCTGAAGTAGCCGACATGATGGATAACGAATGTAATCCATGCAAATGGCTCAACTTCTTAACAGCCTTTGAAGGCAAACTGCCTGACGAAACAATAGAGCAATTAGAAGAAATGATGGAAAAGCGTGACTTTGAAGCTTTTGGTCGTAAGTTATGGAATCTATCTTATGAATACTGGGAAGATTACGCAACAGGCACAATTACAGGTCAATATTAAGGAGAAAGTGATGACTACATACAATGAAATTCGTAAAATTAATGTTAATGAACATACATACAACAAAGGTAAATTTACCTACCTGTCTTGGGCATGGGCAGTAGACCAACTACTTCAACCAGACCCCTCCGCTACCTGGGACTACCAGCCACCTCTCGA